GGTCAATCGTTGATGAAACAATGCACGCTGAGTCCATGATGAAACTATTTAAGACCTATGTGCATGAGAACACCGAAATATGGAATGATGAATTAAAACAATCTATCTATGCCATTGCAGAAAAAATGGTTGAATTAGAAGATAAATTCATTGACCTTGCTTTTAGTATGGGTGAAATGGAAGGTCTAACACCTGCTGATGTTAAACAATATATTCGTTATATTGCTGACCGCAGATTAATTGGCCTAGGCATGAAAGGCATTTTCAAAGTCAAACGCAATCCATTGCCATGGGTTGAAGAAATGATTAATGCTCCAACACACACTAACTTTTTTGAAAACCGTTCAACAGATTATTCTAAGGGTGCATTAAGTGGTACATGGGACGATGTTTGGGGTAAAGCCGCCTAATGTTAATTCTCTACACATTGGTGATGACCCACATCACCATTCTTTGTGTTACAATGTATCTCCATCGCAGTCAAGCACATCGAGCAGTAACATTTAATCCTGTATTAGAACATCTCATACGATTTTGGCTATGGCTTACAACAGGCATGGTCACCAAGCAATGGGTTGCTATACACCGTAAACACCATCAGATGACCGACCAAAAAGGTGACCCACACTCACCAAAAATATTTGGCATTTGGCGTGTATTATTTGGTGGTGCATTTCTATATCACGAAGCATCAAAAGATAAATTAATGGTTGAAGCATACGGCAAAGGAACACCTGACGATTGGGTTGAGAAGAATATATATAGCAAACATTCTCGTCTAGGAATTACTTTGTTATTACTAATAAATTTACTTTGTTTTTCTTGGTGGGGTTTACTTGTATGGGGTATTCAAATGATATGGATCCCATTTTGGGCTGCAGGTGTGGTCAATGGTATTGGCCATTATTGGGGTTATCGTAATACAGAAACAAACGACACATCTAAAAACATTATACCAATTGGTTTAATTATTGGTGGTGAAGAACTACATAACAACCATCATAATAAACCAGCAAGTGCAAAACTATCCGAGAAATGGTTTGAATTTGACATGGGTTGGTTTTGGATTAAAACACTAAGTTATTTGAAATTAGCAAAAATTAATAGGAAATAAAATGAAAAAATTATTACTTGTATTATTAGCAATGCCGTTGTTAGCATTTGCACAAAAAACTCCAAAGGGAGTTACATACGATGCACAGATTGTCCGTGTAAGTGATGGTGATACAATTGTTATCTCAGCACCATTTTTGCCTGCACCATTGAAACCAGAATTAGCGGTTCGTATTTTTGGTGTTGATACTCCTGAGAAAGGTCATAGAGCACAATGCCCACAGGAAGACCAAAGAGCTCAATTAGCCAGTAAATACACATCACAACTTATTTCACAAGGCGGAAAAATACAAGTAACATTGTATGCATGGGATAAATTTGGTGGTCGTGTATTAGGTGATATCATTGTTAATGGTCAAAGTGTTCGTGCAGGTTTAATTCAAAATGGTTTAGCTCGTGAGTATTATGGCGATGCAAAACAATCATGGTGTAATTAATGACCGTGTTAAAGCACCAATGTTCTGAGTGTGATTCAAAGTTTAAGATTGAATATGATGAAAGAGTAGTAGAAGATAATCCTCAATACTGTCCGTTCTGTTCCACATATATAATGGAAGATGAACTGGAACAGGATGATGATTATTGATGTGGTTTCATTATAATACAGCAGAACAATTCAAAGAAGAAGATATACAAGACCATTACGGTTTTGTGTATCTTATCACACACATTTCAACAGGCCGAAAGTATATCGGTAAGAAATTTTTTACTAAATCTAAAACGAGGCAAGTAAAAGGCAAAAAGAAAAAGAGCAGAGTATCAAGTGATTGGTTAACCTATTGGGGTTCCAACGAAGTATTAAAAGAAGAAGTCAAACAAAATGGGGAGGATGCATACACAAGAGAAATTCTACATTTATGCAAATCTAGGTCAGAGTGTTCGTATTGGGAAACATTTGAGATATTCTATCGCCATGCTCTATTAAGTGAACAATACTATAACTCATGGGTGACCTGTAAAATTCACAAATCTCATGTATTAGGAAAAATAAATGGCTCGCAACAAAGCTCTAATCGACAATGTAACAGAACTGAAACCAGTTAACAAATCCAATCAATTACGCATACGAATTGATGACCTCAAAACCTTCCAACCACTCACAGAAAACCAAAGATTATTTTTTGAAGCATACAAACGCCAAGATTATTTTGTAGCACTACATGGTGTTGCAGGCACAGGTAAAACATTTTGTGCCTTATATAAAGCACTTGAAGAAGTTTTAGACAAATCAAACCCATTTACCAAAATTATTGTAGTAAGGTCAGCGGTGCAAAGCCGTGAGATTGGTCATTTACCTGGTGATGTAAATGAAAAAATGGACATTTATCAGCAACCGTATCGCCAGATATGTGAAACACTATTTGGTCGCAAGGATGCATGGGATAGACTAGAGGAACAAGGCCACATTGAGTTTATATCTACATCATTCATTCGTGGTATGTCCTTTGATGATGCCATTATTATTGTAGATGAAATGCAAAACATGACATTTGAAGAATTGGATACTGTTATGACCCGTGTTGGGCATATGTCAAAAATTGTTTGGTGTGGTGATTACAGGCAAACCGACCTGAACAAAAAGAAAAACGATATGTCAGGCATTCTTAAATTCTTTGATATTGCCATGCACATGGCAGCTTTCACTAAAATTGAATTTACCGCTGATGACATTGTTCGGTCAAGTTTAGTGAAGGATTATATTCTTGCCAAAATGAAGTATGAAGATGCTAATGATTGATTTCATCAGGTGATAAAGTCTAGGCAATGGTGATAAAACCATATTGCATTGCAACATAAATTACTATATACTCCATATAGATGCTCATTAAGAGGTCTACGGAGAAAAAAATGCTTAATAAAATTTTATCACTATTCACCATTGACAGGCAATCTATACTAGAAAGTTATATTGCCAGTCGGCAGCCATTATCACAGGCTGATGTTGAAAGATTGATTAGAGAATTTGAGCGTCATACTTCATTCAATTATTAATCACTAAGGATATTACCATGTTTAACCTAAACACCATTCAAGAAACCACCAAGTATTTCGCTGACCAATTTGCTACATACGCTGTTGCAAAAGATGTGAAAGAATATACCAAGAAAAGCCAAGACTTTACTGTAGCCTTAATTGACGCACAGTATAAGGCAACAGTAGCAACCTTTGATGCGATTGGTTCATTTGCAGGTAAAGAATCCACTACATACCTAGATAAAGCAAAGGAAGTAGTAGATACAGTAACAGAAAATGCAAAAGAAATCATTCAAACTGGCACCCTCAAGAGTTTTGCTAATGTTGGACATAAGAAATAACTCAAGGAGTTTTAGCCCGGTTGTTCGTAATGGATGGGCAATAAAGTTCTCAGTTTATCGTGAGGACAATATATTGCTTATCTTTACATCCTGCTTCACAGGCCAAACTATTGTTCGTTATTTCACCAGTGAAGAAGATGCTGTGGAATACATCAATTTTGTATGTGAACAAAACCCACAGATGCCAATTGAAGCGTAGTATCTAAATAGCCCTGCTTCGGCAGGGTTATTTTCTTATAAATAGAGCATAAATATATCATTATAGATTATAGGATAAACAATGCCTCTCAATAAAATCACAGCAGATTCCATCGAAGATGGCACAGTAGTTGCCTCCGATATCGCAGATGGTACTATTACACTTGCTAAACTGCAAAGTGGATTGTTACCACCTGCAATTTCAAATTCAGCAGCCTCTTATGCCAATGCAGCCTTTGCTACTGCTAATACAGCTTCATCTGGTGGTTCATACGCTAACTCTGGTTTTGCCGTAGCTAACTCCTCAGCATCATATGCTAACTCTGGTTTTGCAACTGCTAATTCAGCAGGCGTTTATGCCAACTCATCATTTAGTAAGGCTAACAACGCATTAACCGCAACCGCAAATACTACAACAAACGTTCAGTTTGGTTCCTTTGGTGTTGGTACTGCCGCTTCAGGTACAACTGGTGAGATTCGTGCTACCAATAACATTACTGCTTACTACTCATTCT